ACGAGATTCGCCTTAGTCTCGTGGGCTCGGAGATGTGTATAAGAGACAGGTATTAGAGTATCTGAAAGAGTACCACAATTCAGAAACGAAAGCCATTAAAAGTAGAGGGCTCTGTGAGCTTTTCAATCTACAGAACAGACAAGTAAGGCATTTGGTGAGCGGTCTTAGGCAGAAAGGATCTCCTATCTGTAGCTCTAATAGCGGGTATTGGTATTCAGAGGATCGAGAGGATATTGATAGTACAATTAACCGCCTCTCAGATCAGGTAAGAAATATGAGCCTTACTATTAGAGGGTTGCGTAAGGCTAAAGGAGGGTATCACAAATGAGAAAAAAGAGAAACAGGCGGAGAGTAGTGGGGCTGGTGGGGGCTGTAGTACTGGTAGTTATCGGTGTTGGTGTTTTCTCTGGAGAAAAGGCAGTAGAGGTAGATGAGGCTTATAATGCCGTTACTGAAATAAAAGTATTAACTCCTACAGAGATGCCTCTTAGTAGCACTGAAACTCCTATAGAGATTGTAGAGCCTAGTGCTGAGCCAGTTGTTGGAGATAGAGATCCAGATAATTATACATACCCCTATAATACCGTGAGTGCAGATTGGGGAGCTGAGGTGTATGAGCAAGGCTATAGGTATTATGAGATCCCTGAGGAGTATAGAAATAGCGGCGGCTGTTTTCCTGAGGTTGTACAGGTGTATCTCTGGAGCTTATGTAGAGAGCGTGAGATTGATTATTACATGGTGGTAGCCATGATTGAGAGAGAAAGTTGTTACAAGTATGATGCTGTAGGAGATGGCGGGGTTAGTATCGGGTATTTGCAGATAGGAGAAAAGTGGCACAAAGATAGGATGGAGGCTGAGGAGGTATCTGATCTCAAAGATCCCTATGGAAATATCAGAGTAGGGCTTAATTTCTTGCAAGAGCTTAGTAGCCGTTATGCGGATAGCGGGATGAATTGTGTATTGATGGCTTACAACATGGGAGAAAGTGGTGCTAAGAAATGCTGGAATAACGGCACTTACAGCACTGAGTACTCTAGAGGCATTTTAGCTAGAGCTGAGGAGATAAGACAGGAAGTAGAAAAGGGATAACAGGAAAGTAAAGGATCAAAGGGAAAAGGTGATCCTTTACTTTCCTATATGGTGAATATCTATGTTTGAGATTGGAGAGGTAGTTAGATGGATGGAGCCGCTGGATCATGAGTACAGTTATGGAAAGCTCATAGAGATAAGGCGAAACAGGGCTATCATTGAGGAGCTGGGCTATTACTCTGGTAGGATTGTATCTATTCATATCAGGTTTATAAAACACTTAGAGAGGAGTAGCGGCGGTGAGGGTGCGAAACACAATAAATGATGAATTACTTAGGGTGAGCTACTCTGAGCCTAAGAATATTAAAAATTTTCTCAGGAATTGGAGCGGGTTAGAGAGCCTTAGCTTAAAGGGTGATACGGTAGCTTTATGTATTTTGGCGGATCTAAAGAAAGTAACAGGAATAGATCCAGAGCTTTATGACAGGCATAGTAGAGAGGCATTTGATGAGGGGTATAAGGATGGGTGTTTGACTTACTATCAGTTTATGAGCATTGCCTATACTTTAGTGCTTGGGTATTCTCAGGAGGAGATAGCTTATGTGATGGGAGTGGTAGATCACTCTGTTATCAATAAAAATATCCATACTGGGATAAAGCGGGTTATTAAGGTTTTGGAGGGCGGTGCTGATGAGGATAAAATGCAGGCAGGAGGATGATGCTGATAGATGGCTTAGAGAGCATGATCCCTATTATACGAGCAAGAGCGGACATAAGAGCAAAAAGGAAAAATATCCGTATGATACAGCAAGGCAGGAGAGGACAAAAGCAGAGGTTGAGATCCCTGTAAGTAATCTTAATGCCTCTCAGCGGAGGCAGATGAAAGAGGTTGCTGGGGCGTATGATGAAGATGGTAATTTTAATTTGTAGGCTTTGTACACAATTTTTACATATGACTTGCCTATCTACTGAAAAGAATTGCAGGTTTTTTACACCTTGAATTACATGGAGGTAGAAATATGAGTAGTAAGCATGAGATAAAGTATTGTGATCCTCTGGATCTAAAGCCGTATGAGAAAAATCCTAGAGTAAATGATTATGCGGTAAAGAGGGTGCTTGCCAGTATTGAGGAATTTGGTTTTACTCAACCTACCCTTGTAGATACTGATATGATTATCATAGCAGGACATACACGCAGAGAGGCGGCGATCTTGCAGGGGATTGAGAGTGTGCCTTATATCGTGGTAGACTGGTTAAGCCCTGAGCAAGTAAAAGCTTATAGGATTGCAGATAATAAGCTTGCTGAGCTGAGTACATGGGATGAGGAGATTTTGAAAGAGGAGCTCTTTGAACTGGAGGCAGTTGATTTTCCTCTTGAGGTAATGGGTTTTACAGAGATTGATCTGAGAAATCTATTTACAGAGGATGAGCCTGAGGAGAAAGCAGAGAAATCTCCTAAAGAGGAAAAAACTACTCTACCTATGCTGAGATTTGGTAGTAACAGTGTGAGAATTACAGGGGATGAGTTGATCCTGCTGAGCAATAGATATAATGAGTATATAGAGCTTACTCCAGAGGAGGGTTTTATAACATGGCTGTTAAAGAGGGGGCTTTAGACTATGTACCTAAAGGCTGGGTAAAGATGGAGGGAGCTCAGACAGCTACACTAGGGTATAGCTGGTACTGTAACGGTAAATCCCGCTTTGGTGGAGAGTTTGAGTGTGCGTTGGTAAAAGATCAGAGGGATAGTGATGAGGGTGTTTAGTAAGACTAGCGAGAAGTGCTTAGCCTGTAAATACTATGATGATTGTGATAGTAAGAGGATGGTAATGTGTGCGCTAAGAGAGATGCCTCCTACATTAGCGAAATCGGCGGGGCAAAGTGCTGGTATGCCTCTAACGCAGGATCTCTTAGTAAAACATGATTATAGAGATATAAAGGTTGGAGAGGATACTACTGTTACCATTGATTTAGAAGATCTAAAGAAACAGATGGAAAAGGATTTTTATAAGGCGTTAGGTTGTCCTTTTATGAGTAATGGAGCATAAGCAAGAGAGGCGGGAAAGAGCCTCTCTTTTTATTGCATTCTCATGAAAAATCCCACTGAAATATAAAGAAAAGCGGAGGGCGGCGGGAAAGGGGTTTTATACATTATATAAGAGAAATAAAAATAGCAGAAATACGAGCAGTAGTATTAAAGGTACTTACTGAAATAAAACAGGAAAAGAGATAGCTATTAGAGTTAGAGAGAATACCATATAAACTCTCTGAGTTATAGTAGCTATCTCTTGATTTATAGAAAAACTACTATAAATCCTCAAAAATACTAAAGTAGCAGGAAAGGAGGGGCGGAGAGTGGCTAGTTTGAATAAAGAGAACGATTTGCAGAGAGAGGCTTTTGAAATCTACTATGGAATGGGTAAAAAGAGGAGCTTAAAGGCTGTGGCAGAGCGGGTAAAGCGTACTGAGCGCACTGTAGCGGGTTGGAGTAGAGCCTATAACTGGGTTGATCGCTGTTATCAGCGTGAGATTGAGGATGCTAAGGCTGGAGAGGCTAGTAAGGTGGCTCTAGCACAGACTACAGATGTTAAAACACGCTATAGGATCATGATAAATAACCTGATGGCAAAGGCTACTAAGCTGATTGCTGAGGGTAAGCTGGGTATCAGAAATGTACAGGATTTTGAGCGAGTGGTAAAGTTGGATCTCTTGCTTATGGGTGAGAGTGTTGATAGATCTGAGCTTGTAGGGGCTACAGAGCTCTCTCAGGCGGATAAGGATAGGCTGGATAAGATAGCTAAGCTCCTTAGTGATAAGTAAGTGTTTTGTGCAATTTGTACAGCGGTATAGGGTTGATCCCCTATGGAAAACACAGAGCAAAAAGACAAATTGCACAAATGGAGGGGCATTATCAAAATATAACGCCTGAGAGTGATTAGGTTTGTTATCAGAATTAAGGAGGATACTGAATATGGAGCATAATGTAGTTAAAAGCCCTAAACATTATACGGCTGGTAGGAAGTTTGAGCCTAAGGATGTTATCAGGGATTGGAAACTCAATTTTAATCTGGGCTCAGCTCTTAAGTATATTGCCAGAGCTGGTAGAAAGGGAGATCCTGTAGAGGATTTGGAAAAGGCTAGAGAGTATCTGGCTTTTGAGATTGAGGCTCTAAAGGCTGAGAGCGGCAAAAGTAGCAAGGTGGCAGAGGAAAAGTGTACTTTTAATCCTCTCTTTGAGGAAAAGGTTATTGATGGGGTACGCTGTGGAGCTATTGAGGTTAGTGTGCCTGAGGGTATGCCTTTAGATGAGGCGATTAAACAGGTTATTTCTAAGATTGAGGAGGATTTAGAGTAATGCGGATTGTAAAAGCGGGATATGAGATCCTTGATACCCTAAATGGCTCAGAAATTCTTAATAAAATAGAGCGTATTGCTAGGGTGTGCTATAAGAGCGAGGATAAAATCACTGAGGGTAGTGCGGAGACGATGGTAAAGGCTCTGATTAAAAGAGGGCATGAGGCTATGTTAGAGCATTATAGCTTTTCAGTAAAGTTTATTGTAGATCGTGGGGTATCTCATGAGCTGGTAAGGCATAGATTAGTCTCTTTTGCTCAGGAGAGTACTAGGTATTGTAACTATGGCTCTAAAGAGGGTGAAATTACAGTAATTGAGCCCTGTTTTTGGAGAAAGGGTAGCATAGAGTACAATGAGTGGTTTAGTGCTTGTGAAATGGCTGAAAGTTATTATCTTTCTTTGTTTAGCTTAAATGCTACTCCTCAGGAGGCAAGAGATGTATTGCCTACCAGTACTAAAACAGAAATTGTAGTAACAGCTAATCTCAGAGAGTGGAGGCATTTTTTCAAGCTGAGAGCGGTTGGTGTTACTGGAAAGCCTCATCCTCAAATGCTGGAGGTTGCAGTACCCCTCTTAAAAGAGGTAAAAGAGAAAATCCCTGTAGTATTTGATGATTTAGTAGTAGAGGGTTAGGAGAGGAGGATTGTTTTGTGAAAATCGGAGATGTTGTATATTTCAAAAAGGAAAATAGCCTTATGGGTGAGATTAAGGCTATTGATGAGATGGATAGGGCTACTCTCTCTCTATGTAATTCTAGGGTAGAGATTACTGTAGATATGGCTGAGCTGGGAGAAACAAATTCAGTACAGGCACACAGAGCTCTAAGCAGTGAGGTACATATCTTAGGCACTCTCTATAAGATCCTCATTGTAGAGGAGGAAGATTACCGATATTCTAAAGAGGCTGATGGGTGGTGTGATACCTCAGTAAAGGAGCTATTGGTATTCAATTTTAAGCAGGATATGGATAGTGTAAGAGATCTTGCGGCATACCAGAGAAAGGTAATCCGCCATGAGATTATCCATGCTTTTCTTTATGAGAGCGGGTTGTGGCAGAGTAGTTTTAACTGTAAGGCATGGGCTCAAAATGAGGAGATGGTAGATTGGTTTGCTATACAGTCTCCTAAAATCTTTAGGGCGTTTAGAGAGGCTGGAGTAGATGATTTTGAGGAGGTGAGTAATGTTGTGGCAGATTGTGATTAAAGTGCTATGTGTGATTGCTCTCCTGATGAGCGGTGGTACTACCCTATCTTTAGCTAAGCTGAGTAGTGCAGAGCAGGATAAAAAGAAAAAAGAGGCAATGGCTCTAGGGATGCTGATGAGCTTAATTCTATTTGGGCTGATGTTATACAAGGTAATTATCATTTAGAGAGGCTTTTAGCCTCTCTTTTTATTAAGTGGAGGAGGGAGGTTAAGTGATGTGGATTACAGCAAAGTAAGCCTAGTAGAAAGTGTGATCTCACAGGCTGATAATCCAGATGCCATTATCAAGCACTTAATACTTAACTCTGATTTTGAGGTAGCTTATTACTTTGTATGCAGATATATCACTAAGCGGAGTATTGAGGGCTTGCATAAAAGCATTATAGCTAATATCTCCCATACTAGGAGTAGCTTAGATCTTGCTCCTAGAGGTTTTGGTAAGAGTACTGTAGGAGATGTGGATTATTGTATTACCAGAATACTCAGAGAGCCTAATATCCGTATTATGATAGGCTCTAAAACTCAAACACAGGCGGAGGCTTTTTTGAAAGAGATCCGTACACACTTTGAGCAAAATGAGGATCTTACTAGGATATTTGGTGATTGGAAAGCTGGTAAGGGTAATGTGTGGAATGATAGAGAGTTTACAGTGAACAGGCGCACTATCATAAAGAAAGAGGCTACTGTTACAGCTTTGGGAGCCTCTGGAGCGGTTATCTCTAAGCATTTTGATATTATTGTGGGAGATGATTTGGTAGGGCTTGAAAATGCTAGGACTGAGAGACAGAGGAAAAATCTTAATGAATGGTTTTATAGCTCTCTCCTCCCTACCCTAGAGCCTGATGGTGAGATACACATACTGGGTACTAGATATAATCCGCTTGATCTGTATGAGGATCTGATAAAAAGCGGGAATTACACAGTTAATATCCAGAGAGCGATCCAGCTCCTAGAGGGAAAAGAGGTATCATTGTGGGCGGATAAGTTTAGCATTGAGCGGCTCAAAGAGCTAAGAGCGGAGAGCGGTAAGATTATCTTTAATATGCAGTACCAAAATGATACTGAGCTTGCCAAAGGGCGTATCTTTAAGGCTCAGTATTTCCGCTATTATGAGGAGTATAAGCTTGATTATGATTTTCAGACAGCAAAGATCAGAATTAAGGATGCTGAGGGGCTGGATAAGTGGATTAAAGTGCGTGTGTACATGGGTGCAGACTTGGCTATATCTGAGAATGAGAATAGCAACAATGACTTTTTTGTATTGATGGTAATAGGGGTAGATGAGGCTAAGAATGTGTATATTTTGGACTATGTAAAAGAGCGGCTAACCTTTAATGCTCAGCTTACCACTACTATCTCTTATGGGCGTGATAAATATCCTATGGTAGAGAGAGTGGGGGTAGAAACTAATCAATACCAGAAAGCCTTAGCGCAAGAGCTCAGGCGGCTTAGCCTGTTACCTGTAGTTAATATCAATACCACTAAAGATAAGGTTACTAGAGCTATGCGGAGATCCGCTAACTTTGAAAATGGCAAGGTGTACTTTAGAGAGGGCATGGATGATCTGGAGGAGTGCTTATTGCTATTTCCAGAGGTGGATCATGATGATTTATTTGATGCGCTGGATCATGCTATGACTGTAGCGGATGCAGGAAATGAGATCAGGGTACTTAACAGATCTGATTTTATAATTTAAGCAGAAAAGAGCCTATAGAGGGCTCTTTTAATTTTGAAAAGGAGGTATGGCAATGATTACTAAGCCTATTGATAAGGAGTTTAATGTAGAACAGGAGAGCCAGCGGATAGATCCCTCTTTTTTGAGTGATTTAATCAGTGCTCACACTAGGAAAATAGCTCCTAAGTACAGGAAGTATCAAAAGCTGTATGAAAACAAGCACAAGGTATTAAACAGACAGAAAAAGGATGAAAACAAGCCTAATAACCGTATCGCAAACGATTTTTTCAGTCAGATTATAGATAACACAGTAGGTTACTTTTTGGGTAATCCTGTTATCCTTAACTACACTGAGCCTCAGGCTGAAAAAAAGCTTGTAGAGGTAGATCCTAATGATGTGGGCGTGGATCTTGGGGATATTGCTGATATGGCGGTACAGGATGAGCTTGATAATATCTGTACAGAGAATGATAAGGATGATCTCTTTATTGAGTGGGGCAAAGAGGCAATGATTAAGGGGCTCTCTCATGTGCTGGTGTACCAGAATGAGGAGAGTAAAACTAAGTTTATGAGGGTAAGCCCTGAGGATTGTATCTTAGTATATAAGAACAGCTCTACTCATGAGGCTAAGTGGAAAATCCGTCTGTATGACATTGATACAGAGGATACTAATAAAACTACTCACTATGCAGAGGTGTATGATGCTACAGGCTATGATGTTTTTACTAGCTCTGAGGATAGCACTGGAGGTAGGGGTAGCAGGAATGTAGCGGGTTACACTTTCCAGAAAAGAGTATCCCATATTTATGGGCGCATTCCTATTGTTACGCTTTACAATAATGAGGAGCAAATGAGCGATCTGGAGAGGATCGAAACTCTTGTAAATGACTACGATAAGGTGCTCTCTGATATGAGTAATGAGTTTGAGGCTTTTAGAAATGCCTATCTCATGCTTAAGAACATGGTAGCGGGTAAGGATGCTCTGGATAAGCTTAAGGTAGAGGGTATTCTTGAGGTTATGGAGAATGGTGATGCGAAATTCCTTACTAAGCAGATCCAGACAGAGGCTATAGAAAATCATTTAGATAGGCTGGAGCGGAATATCTATAAATTTTCACAAGTGCCTGATCTCTCTGATGAGAATTTTGCGGGTAATCTCTCTGGTATTGCTATTAGATTTAAGCTTTTTGGGCTTGAGACTAAGTGCATTATCAAAGAGAGAAAGATGGAGAGGGCAATTAAAGAGCTCTTTAAGGTGCTCTATGCTCCTTTGCGGGTACTTACAGGGCATGAGCCTGATGTGTTAAACCTCAAAATAGAGTTTACAAGGAATGTACCCACTAACACTACTGAGATTGTGGATACCGTGTGTAAGCTGGAGGGTAAGGTGGATCAAGAAACTCTGCTTAGCCTGTTGCCGTTTGTGGATAATCCGAAAGAGATCCTTGAAAAGCTGGAGGCAGATGCTCAGGCTAAAAAGGCTGGCAGTGATCCTTATAACCCTCAGAATGTAGTAGCAGATGGTAATAATCCATTTCCTAATTTGAATGGGTTAAATTGGGCTGAGAGCCCTGTAGCAAGCCCTGTAGAGGACAATAGCTCTGAGGGGTAATCTGGTAAGGGAGGTAAGGTAAATGGCTTATACAGGGTATATAAATCCTGAGGTGGCTAAGATGTATGGTATCCCTTATAGCAAGCTTACCGCTAAGCAAAAGAGGATTTTACATGAGGATAGCCTTAGGAGAGCTAAGCTGATTGATGAGCGAGAAAAGGCGGTTTTAGAGGTAGGGCTGAAAGCCTTTGATGATGAGGCTAAAATGGAGAGGGTGCTCGGCTCTATCTACAAAGAGTGCCAGAAAAGTATCTTAGCTGATGTGCAAGAGACTATTGCAAAGGTACAAAAGGCAGGAGGTACATGGAGCTATGCTAATCAGAGTGCTCTCACTAGGAGTAGGGGGCTTTTTGAACAAATAACTCAGGAGCTCTCTAAGCTGGGGCAGAAAGAGAACACTTTGTTTTATCAGGGGCTCAGTAGTATCTATACAGATCAGTACTTAAGGCAGATGTTTACTCTGGGGCAATTCACAGAGGTAAAGGCTAACCTGAGCCGCCTAAATCCTACTTTGATTAAGAAAACGCTGGATTATCCGTGGAGCGGGGCTATGTTTAGTGATAGGCTCTGGAATGATAAAGAGCGGCTGGGGAGAAATCTCAGATTAGGGCTTACTCAGAGCATGGTATTAGGTGAGGGTATCCCTGAGATTACTGATAGGATCAACAAAGGCATAGATACAGCTAGGTACAATGCTGAGAGGGTTGCCAGATCAGAAACTAAGCGGGTATCCTATGTGGCTCATGATGCGGTATATGAGGATACTGGGGTAGAGGAGCTTGAGTATCGGTGTGCAAATGGCGGGGATAGCCGTACTTGTTCTCTCTGTAGGGCTGATAATGGTAAACACTATCAGAGGGGCAAAGAGCCTACATTGCCTAGACATCCTAACTGTAGGTGTATCTATATCCCTGTAGTACCAGATACCTTTAAGGCTGGGGAGCTGAATGAGCTTACTGGCTCTGTTAGAGGGGCTGAAAACTATGAGAAGTGGATGAAAGATAATGCTGATAAGCTAAATGCTGATGGTACTCTTAAAGAGGGCTGGGAGAGAGACTGGAAAAACGGCGGTAAGCTGGTGTATAAGGGTAATCCTGTTGAAAAGATTACTCCGAAAGATCTAAATGCTATGGTTAAAGAGGATAAGGATACTTTAGGCAGAGTAGACCCCATGTTGCTTACCGATTATCCAGAGCCTTTTTATGCTACTAAGGCAGAGGCTAAAAATACTCAGGCTATGATGAGCTATGTGAACGGTTTGGATGGTGCTGATGAGGATGTACTTTCTCTTTACAGGAGTTTAGATAAAGCGTATAATTTTGATGAGAATGGGATACCCTTTAAGATCTCTCATGGTAAAAGTCATGCTGTGAGTTATCGGTACTCTCTAAGAGATGGTAAGTACTCTGATGTAACTCTTACTATACCTAAGCTATCAGGAGATGATTTGGCGGGGCAAATGCAGACTACTCTACATGAGGAAATGCACTTGCTAGATATGCTTTGTGGAAAGAGTAACAGAGAGGGCGGTAAAAAAGGTGCATGGGTAAGCTCTACCAGTGAGGGGCTTGTAAAAGCCTTTAGTGGGGCGGATGATACCATAGGAGAGAAGATACAAGAGATTTTTAAGGAGCATGATAAAGAGGTTACTACCATTGCTACTCAGATGAGAAAAAAGTTACAGGATGGAATTGAGGAGTTAAGAGCTCAGTATTTACCTAATGGGGCTTTTGGTGCTGGATCTGATTATAAGGGGTATAAGAAAGCGGTATCTAAGCTTGAGAGTGCTGTAGAGGCTGAAAGAGACTATCTCAGCAGGAATGTAATGGGCGGGGGTATTGGAAACCTTGAGGATATTTATGATGCCCTTTCTGGCGGCAAGCATAGAGATACAGGGGTTGTAAAATACGGTCATGGATCTAGCTATTACAGGAGTATGGAAGATCGGAGAGCTGAAACATTGGCTAATTATGGTGCTCTAAGTGTGCTCCGTCCTGATTTGGTGGAATTGTTAGCAGAGGATAAGCCTGATTTGGTGGAGGCTCTGGCTGGTGCTGTTACAGAAATGCTTGGAATAGTAGGAGGGGTGTAAGATGAGCGAACAGGAAAAAAGAGAAAAAATGCTTAAGATAGAGGATCTATATGCCTCTGTATTTGGTATTCCTGAGCTTAAGTTTTTTGATCTTAATAGTGAGGAGCTATTGGATGAGAAAATTGAGGTGCTTACTCAGTTAAAAAAGGGTAAGCAGATTGGAGATATACCAGATTTTTATAAAGTGTTGGAGAAGATGCCTAAAGAGGGTATCTGGGATCTGTAAAAAGGGCGGCTACTGGCTTAATTGCTGGTAGCCGTTTTTCTTTTTCTAAAAATCTACCTCTCATGTGCTTATGATTGCATAAAGGAGGTAATTCTTATGTATGTAGTTGGTATAGGCAATGTAACAGGGTGCAATAAAGCTTATATTTTCCTCAATGATGAGGGTAAACAGAGTAGTAAAAAGGCTACTGAGGATCTCTTGGTAGATGTGTTTACTCAGGCAGAGGCGGATTGTAGATTTTATTGTCGTATGGGGGAAGATTTAAGAAAAGAATTTGAAAAGCGGCGGGATAAAGTAGAGGAGCGGTATCACTTTATCACTGATGAGGAAGTGCAGGAGAAATATAGAGCCTCTGGGTACAGGGGTGGAATAGGGCTTGAGGTAGATCAAAAAGTAAATAATGAGGAATGTACTAGGCAATATGCCGCTGTATATGGGTTTTATGATGCGGTAAAGTATGCTAATGAGAGATGGGTGGAGGCTGATAAGCTTAAAAGACAGGCTGGATCAGCTTTACGCGAAAAATTTTAAGAGTTAATGATAAAGGAAAGGTGCAGAGCCTTTCCTTTTTATTGTAGATTGTGTGTAAAAGTTTTTCAGTACCATACACATTTTATTTGATTGACTTGCCTATCTTTTGGAAGTAGAAAAGGGTTATTGATGTGGTAACTTACGAGGGATCACACGGTAAAACTTAATTTAAGGAGGATTAAGAAAATGGCTGAGGAAATCAAAAACACTGAGGTAATCGAAAACAAGGGAGATCAGGCTAACAACACTACTCCTAACTCTGAGGGTGCTGGGGCTGATACTACTCCAAAGGTAAAGACTGAGGAGGAAATCAGAGCAGAGCTACAAAAAGAGTTTGACAAGATGGCGGATAAGCGTGTTACTGATGCTATCAAGAAAAAGGAGAAAGAGTGGGCTGATAAGGCGGCTAAAGATAAGATGAGTGCTGAGGAGAGGGCTCAAGCTGAGGAAAAAGAGCGGCTGGCGGCTCAGGCTAAGAAAGATTTGGATCTTACCATTAAAGGGCTCAAGCTTGATGTAGTAGATGCTATTGCAGAGCTGGGGCTGGATAGTGGTTTTAGAAACCTGATTGCCGTTGAGGATTTGGCTAGTATTTCTGAGGAGGAGCGCAAGAAAGCACTTACCGCAAGAGTTAAGAACATGAAAGCCTTGTTTGATGCTGAGGTGAAAAAAGCTGTAGAAAAGGCTAAGGCTGAATTTCTTAAGGGCTCTACTCCCGCTACAGGTGATAAGCCTGATGGTGATAAGACTGCTTACGATCAGGCTAAGAAAGATGGAAATGTAAAGGGTATGATCTCCGCTAAGTTGGCGGCTTATCATGCCGAAACAGAATAAAAAACTATTTTGAAAGTGAGGATAAATGATTATGGCTGATATGATTAAGCGTAAGGATTTTTTGGAAAATGAGGTTTTGGATCTCTCTGATGAGATTAAACTGGTATCTCCTACAGATACCCCTCTTACTACTCTTTTGATGGGTAATGGTAAGGTTGTACCCGCTAATGATATTACTGTTACTTGGCGTGAGAAACAGCTTAACACAAGTAGGGGCACTCTTATTACAGAGGGTGCGGATGCTGGAGGTGTGATTGTTAGTAGCAGATCCTCCCTCTCTAACCTTTGTCAGATCCTTGAGAAAGTAACCGCTGTATCTGGTACAGCAAGAGCTCTTAAGCCTAAGGGCGTGGGTGATACTTTTGATGCAGAGGTTAGTGATCGTCTCGTTGAGCTCAAGAGGGATCTGGAGTGGTATTTCCTAAATGGCACTAAAACGGTTGAGAGTGATGGTACTCCTAGACAGATGAACGGCTTAGTTAATCTGGTTAATGCCGATAATGTCATTACTACTGCTGGAGCTCTCACTGAGGATCATTTTTTGGATGCGTTTGAGAAAATGTGGGATCATGGCGCTCAGGGTGATTACTACGCTTTTGTAAACTCTACTCAGAAAAGGGCTATCAATGCTCTTGCTAAGGCTGGTAATAATGTAAGATGGACTATGGATAATGGTACGGTTACTAATGCGCTGGGTATTGGCGTTTCTAAGATCGTATCTGATTTTGGTACTATCAATCTGGTGCTAAATCGTCATATGGATGTTAATACCATTCTGGCTCTTGACCTTGAGGCGGTTGAGATTGCTGAGCTTAGACCTACTTTTTATGAGGATTTGCCTAAGGCCGGCGATTATTACAAGGGGCATATTATCAATGAGAGCACTATCAAGCTCCTTAATAGCTATGCTGGTGCTAAAATCGTTGTTACTGGTGCATAAGAGAGAAAGAGAGGTATAGATTATGGCTAAGGCAGAGAATACCGCTAAGGCGGATAAGGTTAAGGATGAAACTCAGGGGGCTACTCCTGAGGTTAATGAGGGAGATACTCAGAAAGAGGAAAAGGCTAAGGCAGAGAATACCGCTAAGGCTGAAAAAATCTATAGATTTACCTCTGAAAATAAGTACCTCACTTGTTCCGCTGTAGGTGTGCAGTTTATTGATGGCAAAGCTGAGACAAGGAGCCTTGAGGCGGCTAAAGTGCTTGCTACTCTTGATGGCGTTAAGCTGATTGAGGAGTAAAAGCCCTCTCAGCAAAGAGAGGAGGTATGCCTCATGGAAAGCCTAGAGAGATGCAGAATACTCTTAGGGCTATCAGAGGATAACACAAAAAAGCTTGAAATCCTTAATGTGTGTTTGGAAAAGGCTAGAGATGATATAGCCGATTTTTGCAGAGATACCTTTTATGATGAGGATGGGGCTGATGTGTTTCCTAAGGCTCTAAGGAATGTTCAAGAGGATTTGGCGGTAATGAAGTACCGCAAGCGCGGGGCGGAGGGTGAAACCTCATACTCTCTTAGTGATGAGAATGTATCTTTTGATGATCCTTTGCCAGACAGTGTAAAGCAAAGGCTTTATCCCTATAGGCAGTTGTTTCCGATAACAAATGAGCCTAGAGAGGGGTGAGCGGTATGCTTGATTGGATGCTGGATAAAAGGGTGATTGTAAAGCGGTATAACTCAGAGCTAGGAGAGTATAACCGTCCTAAGAAAACGCTGGAGGAGGTAGGCTCTTATCAATGCCATATCTCAGAGAGCAATAGCAATACCTCACAGAAAGCTCCGCAAAAAGAGAATATCACAGATCTTACCCTGTATGTTGAGCATGATGCTGATATACAGGCGGGAGATGTGCTCTATATCTATGAGCTGGATGAGTATGATGAGATCATAGCTAGCTCTGAGTACAAGGCTCTTGCAGATAAGCCATATAAAAAGCGCACATTTCTCTCTGTACCTTTGGTGGGTACTGAGGAGGTGTAAGCTATGGCTGATACTGGATTTTCTATTGATGGATGGGCTGAGTTTGTAGAAAACTTTGCTAAATTCGTGGATAGCTGGGAGGCAAAGAAAGCTATTCTCCTAAAGCGTATGGGTAATATTTACCTAAATAATATGTTGCCGTTTGTGCCTGTAGATACCTCTAGGCTGGTGGATAGTATTTCTCTTTTCACAGAGGGGATACCTGATGATTATGTAGAGGTAGGCACAAATGTAAAGTATGCCATTTATGTAGATGAGGGTCATGTACAACATAAGCGGTTTTTACCAGCGGATAAGCTTACTGTGGGAGGCAAGGCTAAGTATCTAAAGAGCAGGGATCAGAAAGGCATAATGCTAAAAGAGAGCTATGTGCAAGGGGCTCATTTCTTGGATAAAGGGCTTACAGCGGCTAAGCCTAGCCTTACACGATTGGTAAATAGCTTTATGGAGGAATGCGCTAGAGAGGTGGAGGGAGGTAGATAGGGTGAGATTGCTAAACAGTGTTTGTAAAGTGATCGCCTCTGCTTTTGAGGGTGTTCCAGTACACATAGAGGAAGTACCTAAGCACTTTGAGCGGGGATGCTTTTATGTGTGCCTCACTACAGGGGATACAGAGTTGTTAAATACTAATGTGTATCAGGATAATCCTATTTTTCAGATCATTTACTTTGGTAAGCGGAATGCGGCGGATCAGGTGTATGCAGAGAAATTATATGAGGTAAAAGAGAGCCTAAAAAGGCTCTTTTTGCTTAGTAAGGCATTGCCTGTAATACCGCTGGAGGGTGTGGAGGAAAAGCCTAGATATGCAAAGTATGAGAGCTATTCTGATGAGCTTAGGATCTCAGAGGGGGCGATTTATGCGAGGTTAGCTATTAACTTTACAGAGGATCTACCTAAAGCTCCTGATAAGTATGAGCCTATTGGAGAGGTTGATATTATCACGCAAACTAAAATTTCAAATGGATAAAGGAGGATATACAATATGGGATTGCCTGATATTGTGATTGAGTTTTCTAAGAAAGCTGTAACAGCTATCCAGAGCGGGGCTTTGGGTATTGTAGGAGTTATCCTAAAAGATGAAAAAAATAGTGGGGCTATGATCCTGAGGGGTATTGATGAGATCCCCACTGGAGATAGTGCCTTTAGTGCAGAAAATACCGCTTATTTGGAGAGAGCTTTTATGGGTGCTCCTACTAAGGTTATTGTTTATACAATGGCTAAGGCGGCTGAGGATTATAATGAGGCGTTTAAGTACTTTGCCTCTCACAAGGTTAATTACTTGGTAGGTGCTCCTGATATTACTGCTGATGAGGCTAATAAAATGGCTACATGGGTTAAGGGTATCAGACAAAAGAGCATTCGTAGACCTGTTATTGTAGTGCCTGATACAGCGGGTGATAGCAGGGCGGTAATTGATTTTGATGTGGTTAATTATACTGATGAGGATAAGCCTAAGGCTGGAGAAACTGAGTTTACTAAGGCTCAGCTCTGTAGCCGTATTGCTGGTATCCTTGCAGGATTGGATCTGAGAATTTCCGCTACTTACAAGCCTCTTGCTGAGATTACTTATATCCCTAGTGCAGAGGATGATGAGGTAGATGCCGCCATTGATGCGGGTAAGCTGGTGCTCTACAGTGATGGAGAGCGGATTGTAATTGGTAGGGGTGTAAACTCTCTGATTACTACCGGTGAGGTAGAGACTGAGGATCTTAAGAAAATCAAGATCTCTGCTATTCAAGATCTGATTGAGGAGGATATTTACAGTACTATCAATAGCTCTTATATCGGTAACTACAGTAATAGCTATGATAATAAGTGCTTGCTGATTACCGCTATTAGGGGTTATCTGAGAGGGCTGGAGGCTACAGAGGGCGGTAAGGGTTATCTGAGAGCGGGTAGCTCTACTGTTGAAATCAATGTAGCTAAGCAGAAACTCTACCTTGAGAGTATCGGTGTGGATACCTCTGATATGAGCGAACAGGAAATTAAAGAGGCTAATACTGGCTCTCATGTTTTCCTTAAAGGTACTATCAGTATCCTTGATGCGATTGAGGATGTTGATATTTTCATTAACAAGGAATAAGGGAGGGTTAAAATTATGGCTGTTGAAACAAAGCGTATTTGTAATGGTACTTTTGGTGAGATTTGGCTTGATGGAGATTATGTGGGAGAAGTCAAGAAAGCTCAGGCAAAGGTAGAGTACAACAAAGAGGAAATCAAGCAATGCGGTATGTTCTTTACCGATAGTAAGGTTGTAGGCTGTAAAGGTACAGGATCTCTCACTCTGTTTAAGGTGAGTAGCAGAATGGGGCAAAAGTTAGCTAGCATGGTTAAGAATAAGCAGGATGCAAGGTTTACGGTTATTAGTAAGCTGGCTGATCCTGATGCTTACGGTGCTGAGAGAGTATCTTTAGAGGGTGTGCAGTTTGATGATCTTACCCTGTTTGATTGGGAGGCTCAAACGCCTGGCGAGGTTGAGGCTCCTTTTATCTTTACAGGATATGAGTATCTGGATGAGATTACTCCTCAGTAAAGGGCACTACTATCAAAGGCAGCTAGTGAGGCGGATGAGGGGTGTAATGATCTCTTATCCGCCTCATTTTTTGGTTTAATAAGAAAATAAGAAAATGGAGGGCTATATTATGGCTACTAAAGTAACTAACACTACTGAGAAAGTTGAAGTTGTGGAAACGGAAAAGAAAGCGGCGGTAAATGTACTGGATCTCTTGCTGGGGGCTGATGCCGATAAGATTAAGCTCCCTACTAGTCAGGTTGAGATCACAAGGTTATCTGAGGCTTTGGGTGATCCGTTTATCCTCACTTGTCAGGCTCTTACTCCTGAGAAGTATGAGGAGGTACAGGATATGGCTTTGAGCGTGAGTGGTAAAGATGTGGATCTGGATGTATCTCAGCTCCAGCTCTTTACAGTCATGGAGGGAGTAGTTGATGCGGAGGGTAAGCCCTTGTTTAAGAGCAAAGAGCTTAGAGACAAGTACAAAGTACCTACTCCTAAGGAAGTTGTTAAAAAGGTGCTCCTGAGCGGTGAGATTGTGGCGGTTTATACTGTGATTGCTAAGCTCACTGGATTTGATGATACGGCGGTTAAACAGGTAAAAAACTAATAGAGACAGATGGACTTACTCAGATGATGTACCATTACTGGGTACATGGTAAAGTGCGTCCGTCTGTCTTTTATTCCATGCCTAGAGGGGAGCTTACAGTGATACAAGCTTTTTATGAAAAAGAGGTGCAGGAGCGCAATGAGTTAATCAAGAGCTCCAAAGGTAAAGCTGTATGCCCTCTCTGGTTTTTTATATGAAATGTAAAGGGGGCGTTATATTATGGCGGTTGAGTTTGGTGCGAGGCTGAGCTTAAAGGATAATATGGCGGCTACTCTACAGAGAAATCTTGATCTACAGCGGCAATTTACACAACAAACAGCTCAAACTAATGCGGCTGTGCAGTCTTTAGGCAGGACTAGGGTAAATACCTCTATCAATGCTACAGATAATGCTAGCGGCGTTATTAGAACAGTGAGAGAGGGGTTAAATGCCGCTAATGGTATGGTAGCAGATCCTGATCTCTCTGTTACTGATAGAGCTACAGAGGTTATCAATAAAGTAAAGGATGGCTTGAGTAAGGTAGCTCATACGGTGGCTAAGCCTGTGGTGGCAGTCAGAGATACCGCTAGCAAAGGTATTGATAAGATTAAAACAGGGCTGAAAACTGTAGGTAAAACGGTAGCTAAGCCATTTATCCAGTTGAAAGACAAGGCTAGCCCTATCATAAATAAGATAAAAAACGGCTTAAAGACTATTGGTAAAACAGTAGCTAAGCCGTTTATTGCTCTTAAGGATGGGGCTAGTAAGATTATTTCAAAGGTAAAGGATGGGCTCAAAACAGTAGGATCTACAGTGGCTAAGGCTACAGTAGCTCTCAAAGATGCCGCTAGTGCTGGGCTGGATAAGATTAAGAGCACTCTGGCTACACTTGCTAAGGGCGTTACTATTGCAGTTAGTGTAGCGGGGGCTGGAGTTGCCGCCTCTTTGATGCAGGGCGCAAAGCTGGAGCAAAGTATAGGTGGCGTGGAAACGCTCTTTAAGGGGGATGCTGGTACTGTAAAGGCTAATGCGGATGCCGCCTTTAGAACGGCTGGACTTTCCGCAAATGAGTACATGGAAACAGTTACTAGCTTTTCTGCCTCCCTCCTACAGTCTCTAAACAATGATACAGCAAAATCCGCTAAGGTTGCTGATATGGCGATCATTGATATGTCGGATAATGCTAATAAGTTTGGTACTGATATGAGTAGTATCCAAAATGCCTATCAGGGGTTTGCTAAGCAGAATTATACTATGCTGGATAACCTCAAGCTGGGCTATGGTGGCACTAAGGAGGAGATGGAGCGGCTCTTAGTAGATGCTGGTAAGCTCTCAGGGCAAACTTATGATATAAGTAGCCTCTCTGATGTGTACAACGCTATTCACATTATTCAAAGTGAGATGGGGGTTACTGGCACTACAGCAAAAGAGGCTAGTGAAACTTTCAGCGGATCTTTTGCCGCTATGAAAGCCTCTGCTAAAAATCTGCTGGGTAATCTGGCGATTGGCGGAGATGTAACTAGCTCAATGGAGCAGTTGGTAGATACAGCTACTACATTCCTAGCGGGTAATTTGATCCCTATGGTAGTGAATATCTTTACAGGGTTGCCTACAGCGATTAAGAACGGCTTGAGCGGGGCGGCTCCTAAAATTGCCTCAGCATTACAGGAGGCTTTACCTCCCTCCGCCTTTAGCTTTTTAGAGGGGCTGGTGGGATCGGTAAAGAATATAGTTAATACTTTCTCTCCTGTGGTACAGCAATTAAAGGATATGTTTGCTACTGTAGCTCCTCAGATTATGGATACTCTGGGGAGTGCTTTTGGTGATGGTAGTGGGCTCTTGAGTGGGTTTGCGGATGCTATCTCTATGGCAATTCCTACGATTGGAAACTTGCTTACAGGGGTAGCGGATGTAGTAGCTATGATAGCTCCAGTGCTATCCTCTCTGGGGGATATGTTCTTAGAGGTATTCCCTAGTATTCTGGGGGTAGTGGATGCGGTTATTCCCGCTTTGTTGCCAGTGCTGGAGAGTTTGGGTACGGCTATTCAAACGATTATACCAGTAGTATCCTCTATCATTCAAACACTGGCAGGGGTGATACAGCAAGTATTACCGATTATTAGCCAAATTGTAACTACTACAATAAATGCTATTATGCCTGTAATTCAGACTATAGCAGGGTTGATCCAGCAAGCTTTACCGCTCATTCAGAATATCATTACTGTAGTGGCGGGGGCTATTCAAACTGTGATGCCTATTATCTCTCAGGTGTTTCAAGAGGTGGGGGCTAAGATTGCTGAGGTTATCCAAACTGTAGTAGTACCTGTGATGGGTGTACTACAGCAAGTATTTGAAACAGTAGCTCCTATTATTCAGAGTGCTATACAGATAGTGGCTGAGGTGTTTAGTACGGCTTGGACAGTCATAGAGCCTATTATAGATCTTGCAATGACTATCTTTAATGCTCTCTGGAGCGTGGTAGAGGCTGTATTTCCAGCTATTCAGGGCGTGATTGAGACGGTATGGGGAGTGTTAGAGCCTATCTTTAGTGCTCTCTCTACAGCGTTAGGATGGCTGGGAGATGCTATCAGTACGGTAGGCGGGTGGATCGGCGGAGCGATTGATACAGTAGGCGGCTGGTTAGGCTTTGCCTATGGTAAAGATCGTGTACCGTACAATAACTATCCCGCTATCTTGCATGAGGGCGAAAAGGTACTTACTAGAAATCAGGCGGATCAGTATGATAGGGTGATGAGTACCAGAGGTGTAGAGCTTGCGCCTACAGTTAAGCCTCTGGATATTACCTCTGCTAATTCTGAGCCTACTACTGACTCTATACCTGAGCTTAAGGATAGTAGACAGGAGAATAAAGGATCTAATATCACGATTGAGAAACTTGCGGATACCGTTGTTATTAAGGAAAATGCAGATGTGGATAAGGTGGTACAGGATATGGTTACTAAATTCCGTAAGCTTGTACCTAATATGGCTTAAGGAGGTGCTGGGATATGGTGTTTGCAATACAGCAAGAAGATAGCGGTAGAATTGTTTTCCCTGTATCTCCTGAGAGCTATACAATTTCTGTTTCTAGCAGAAATACGGTAGCTAATGTGTTTCAAGTAGGAGATGTAAACTTAAAGGGAAAGACAGGGTTAAGGGAGGTATCCCTTAACTCTTTCTTTCCAGCTAAAGATTATAACTTTGCAAAGATGGTAGGCGATCCGCTCTCTTTAGTAACACAGATTGAGGGGTGGAGAAACTCAGATAATCCTTGCAGGGTTGTAATTGGCAGGGTACTTAACATGGAATGTACCATAGAGAGCTTTTTGTGGGGTGAGCAAGATGGTACTGGAGATATTTATTTTACACTTACCTTAAAGGAGTACAAAAGGATCAAAACTAAGAAAGCTAATATCACTGTAGAGACAGATCCGCCTAAGAAAAGGGAAACAAAAAAACCTAAAAAGAACAGCGGAAAAACCTATACGGTGAAAAGCGGGGATTGTCTTTGGAACATTGCTAAAAAGTTTTATGGAAATGGATCTCAGTACAATAAGATTTATGAGGCAAACAAGGACAAAATAAAAAATCCTAATTTGATCTATGTTGGGCAAGTGTTGACTATTCCTTAATGTGAGGGGGTGCTGAGGGTGATTGTACTACACAAAAATACTGATATTACCGATTATGTGAGTACTATGAGCTGGGGCGGCTCTAAATCGGAGATGGCTAGAAAGCTGGAGCTTAAGATCATCAATGCTCCACTAGATCCTAATGTGGAAAAGCTTAATATTGCCCTAGCAGATCCTATATATCTGTTTGAGGATGATGGAAAAACAGAGCTTTTCAGAGGTTTTATCACAGAGAGGGAGGCTAGTAGTACTACTGGTACTGTAACCTATGTAGCCTATGATATTTTGTTTTATACCCTCAAGAGTAAAGCTACTTACAATTTTAGCGGGAAAACAGCGGAGGCTATTGCTAAGATGGTTTGTGGGGATCTCCAGATCCCTACAGGCTCTATAGCCTCTACTGGGATCTCTCAAAAGCTTATAGTGCAAAACAAGACTATCTATGAAATCATACAGGAGGCTTATAAAGCGGCTACTGAGCAAAACAAGACGGATTATATTATCAGGGCGGTGAAAGGTAAGCTGTGTGTGGAAAAGGTAGGCGGTATTGTATGTGAGATAGAGTTAGCTGAGGATAGTAACATTATTTCCAGCAAGTACAAAGAGAGCATTACTAACATGGTGAATAAGGTTAGGATCTATGATGGTGAGGGCAATGCCGCTGGAGTTGTACAGAATAACAAGGATCTCAAGTATGGTATCTTTCAGACGGTTTACACAAAAGAGGAGGGCAAAGATCCTACCACTACTGCTAAAAGTATGTTTGTGGGAGTAGAGAAAACCTTTACTCTTGAGTGTGTGGATTTTACAGGTGCTATTACTGGAGCTGGGGCTATTGTAAAGGATAGCTCTACAGGGCTTAGCGGTGAGGTGTGGATTGATGCGGATACCCATGTGTATCAGAATGGGGTAGGCACAATGAGCCTCACAGTAACGCTCAGAGAGCGTAATGATGAGCCTAAGAAAGAGGAGAAATCAGGGAATAAAAAAGAGTACAAAGTAGGGGATATAGTACAGTTTAAGGGCGGTAATCATTATGTATCCTCTACGGCTACTAAGTCAGGCGGCACTCCCTCCGCTGGCAAGGCTAAGATAACTATTATCAATAAGGGCTCAGCTCATCCCTATCACTTAGTTACAGAGGATTGGAGCAGTACTCATGTGTGGGGCTGGGTAGATGAGGGCTCTTTTAGTTAGGAGGGGTTTATATGGCTGATGGCGGTAGCAATATGAAAAATGATGCCTTTTATGCTGAGATGATCCAGATGATGAGAGCGCAAGGCAGTAAAGATAATCCGATTACTTTACAGCTAGGGGTTATGCAGAGTGCAAACAGCGTAAAGATAGATGATCTGGTGCTGGAGGCTGAGGATCTCTATATAGCGGATTATTTGGTAGCTGGATATACCAGAGAGCTTAAAATCCCCTATGTATCTGGTGTAACAGTGGATACTACTCAAAATGATCCCTTTGGTACTGTGGATAGTGAGGGTAATTACCATGATCCAGATACCAGAGTTACCAGACAGAACAAGATTACCTACACTGATGGGCTTAAAAAGGGCGATCTGGTAGCGGTACAGAAATTGAATGATACAAACAAGTATGTTATTTTGGCAAGAGTAAAGGAGGCGTAAAAATGAGTTTATTCCCCTTTGCGAGTACTGAGGAGGTTAGCTTAGTTACACCTGATGTAACCGCCTCATCTATTCGTGAATTTGAATATGATTTTAAGAAAGGACGGCTCACTGGTAGGATTGTTACTGGGGTGGATGCTCTTTGTGTGTGGGCTTATTTAGCCTTAAAATCTAAGCGGTATAAATGGGTTATTTATAGCTGGCAGTATGGAGAGGAATATACTAATCTCATTGGATACAGCTATGATGAGGATTACCTGTATTCTGAGGTTAAACGATATATAGAGGAGTGCCTGTTAGTAAATGAGCATATTACAGGCATAGCGGATTTAGAGGTAGAACAGGTAAAGGATAAACTTCATATTTCCTTTACGCTGGTAACGGAAATTGGAAGTAAGGAGATGATGGTAGATGTATGAGGAGCAAACTTTTGAGCGTATTTTACAGCGATCTTTAGAGCGTGTTGGTGTTGATGTGGATAAGCGTGAGGGCTCTCTGATTATGAATGCTATAGCTCCTGTATCCGCTGAACACGCTAATATTTATATTTTGCTGGATGGGATTATCTCTGATGGGTATGCAGATACCGCTAACAGAGATTATCTTATCAGACGGTGTAGAGAGAGGGGCATTGAGCCTCATGCCGCTACTAACGCCGTATTAAAAGGCAAGTTTAACATGGAAATTCCTATAGGCTCAAGGTTTAATCTGGAGGAGCTGAATTATGTAGCTATTGAGCTTATAGAGAGTGCTGAGGAGGAAACAGTTACTTATTACTACTATCAAATGAGGTGTGAAACCTCTGGTACTGAGGGTAATAAGTATTTTGGGGAGCTCTCCAGCATTGATTATATCCACAAGGATCTTGAGGGCTCTTTGGTAGAGCTTTTGATACCCGCTGAGGATGAGGAGGATACTGAGATTTTGAGAAATCGGTATTTATCCTCTTTTGCCTCTAGCCCTTTTGGAGGGAATAAGCAGGATTATAAGGACAAAACGAACTCTTTAGATGGAGTGGGCGGTACTGTAGTGATCCCTGTATGGAATGGAGGCGGTACAGTTAAGCTCATTATCATTGATAGTGAGTATCATGTAGCCTCTGTAGAGTTGGTTAAGGCGGTGCAGGAGGCTATAGATCCAGATCCTCAAGGTACAGGTACAGGCATAGCTCCTATAGGGCATACAGTAACGGTAGTAAGTGCTGAGGCGTTTGCCGTAGATGTGAGTTGCAATATCACTCTTGTAGAGGGTTATCAACTGGTTACTGTGAAAACTAAGATTAAAGAGGCTCTTGAGGCGTATTTTCTGGATATGCGTAAAGCGTGGGAAAATGGCGGTTTGGTAGTGCGTATCTCTCAGATTGAAAACAGGATCTTAGGAGTAGATGGGGTGCTGGATGTAATCAACACTACTGCTAATGGCAGTACTGAAAATCTGGTATTGGAGGTAGATCAATTACCCATTATGGGAGAATTGGAGGTTAAAGCATAATGGCAAAAGATGTACATTTACTTGAGTATTGGATGCCTTTGCTCAGAAACCTCAAAGAGTTTAAGGAGATTGCAAAAACTGAGGAGCCAGAGCTTAAATATATCTTAGAGGCTATAGATCGTACTCTGAATAATATGTTTATTGAGACAGCGGATGAGTACGGTATAGAGCGGTTTGAGAGCATGATGGGTATTATCCCTAATGAGGGAGATGATCTGGAGAAAAGGCGGCTAACAGTGCTCACTATCTGGAATGACTATATACCTTTTACCAGATCTGAGCTGTATAAGAGGCTGGTTAGTATTTGCGGCTCTGAGAGTGGGTTTGAGATGATAGAAAAGTATCAAGAGTATATCTTAGAGCTTTACACTCATTTAGAGGTATCTGGAGCTTTTGATATGGTGCTCTCTACACTGGAGGAGATGTTGCCTTGTAACATGGTGGTAGTTTATGAAAATAAAGTACCTGTAAAATCTCCTTTTCAGTACTCTTTTGGAGGGGTAGGCTGTACTACAGAAAAGGTAAAGCTTAACTACACTGTATCCCTTTCTGAGCAAGCTCCGCTAATTGTTTGTGGTGGATTGGCGGCTAGGGTGATCGAACACATTAAAATATAAGGAGGATTTACATAATGGCGGATTATAGAAATGCGGTTTTGTGCGTAAATGGTGAAAGGCTACTTGAGTTAGCGGTATCTGGAGCGGCTCAGATTAAGTTTACCTCTATCAAAACCTCCAGTACAAGATATGAGACTACTCAGCTTAGAGCTCTTACTGATATTGGGGATATTAGACAGAGTAGCGGGATCTCTGCTAGTACAGAGGATAGCCTTAACACAGTCTCTCTTTATACTTCTTTCTCTAATGCTAAGCTTGCAGAGGGGTATTATGTGAGAAACTTTGGTATCTATGCGGCTGATCCTGATGATGCTACTGGAGAAACTGAGCTTTTGTATGCGGTGGTTAATGCAGATGAGAGCGTTAATCCAGCTACTTTTATTCCCGCTTACAGTACTAAGGGTACTAGCGGTGTGGATTTTACCTGTGAGATTGTAGTGGCTAATTCGAGTGAGGTAACTATTAAGCTGGATGAAAATGCTGGAGTGCCTCTGAGTGTATTTAATACCTTTGCTGAACAGTTTAACGCTGGTATGCAAGCGGTAGATGAAAAGCTTGTAAAAGTGGATACTACTCTTAATGAGTTTGGTACTACTATTGCAGAGTTTGATACTGTTATTGAGAGTGTAAAAGTATCTCTCAGTGAGCATACTGCTGAGGATGCCCTTTACAGTGAGGCGGGGGTGCATAACCTTAGATACCATGAGGGAGTATTACAAGTCAAAACTCAAGAGGGTAACTGGGAGGATGCTGGCGGTAGTGGCGGCGGTATCGCTCCTAATGATTGCTATGATATAAGTGTGAGGGCTGGTAATTCTAAGCTTACCCTTTTCTGGAGCGATCCTGAGGATACAGTGATTGAGGGGCAAAAGATTTGTACATGGGCTGGCACTAAACTTGTAGCTAAGGTAGGGGCTTATCCTGAGGATGTCAATGATGGTATTCTCCTTTTGGATAACAAGGTGAGAAATCAGTACTCTAAGAGCGGAGGTACTGGGTTTGAGTACAATAACCTCAACAATGGCACTACTTATTACTTTGCTCTATTCCCTTACAGCGATCAGAAAGCGGTTAATAAGAGCGAGAATAACAGGGCAAGCGGTACTCCTCAAGAGTATGTTGTGTATGGCATTGAGATTGATCTTACTAACAGCGATCCTACAAAATGGGCTACTTATACTGATGATGCTGTAGGTATGACGGCGGGATCAAGTGCTTTTGATGGTAAGAGCATTTTTGATATTCAGAGCTATACCTTTAAAGATGGGGCAGAGGTAAAGGCTCTCAGTAAAACCGATAATACAAAGTATGCGGATGGCTCTAGTGCCAGTGCGGATCTCACTAGCGGTACTTATGATATTATGACTAAGTTTAAGAGAGGCGGGTATTACATTACTCACTCTGGAAACAAGCTTATTATCAAAGTTACTGATGATCCTAATAGAGATGGCTTTTGCTACAAGGCATTTCAGAGAGGCTCAGTTGATAAAGAGGAGTTTTATCTGGGGCGGTATAAGGGCTACATTGACGGTAACAGTAAACTTCGCTCTTATTCTGGGGTTACGCCTACAGGCAGTAAAACTATTTCACAGTTTAGAACAGCGGCACACGCTACAGGGAAAGGCTATGAAAACAGCGGATTTTATCAGCTTGTTTGGCGGCAATGCTTGTACATGGTTAAGTATCTTGCAAATAACTCTCAGCTTACTATTGGTAAGGGCTATACTGGAGGCTCCTCAGTTACCAGTACAGGCTCTACTAACGGTAAGGGAGATACCTATGGTACTCAGACTAATACAGAGCACATGATCCTCTTTGGAATTGAGGATTTTTGGGGTAATATCTGGGAGTGGATTGATGGGCTTGCTACAGATAGTGCTAGAAATATCCTTACAAATACCGATAACTTTCAAGATAACGGTATGGGCGGCGGCTATCTCAGTACCCCTAGTGGCTTATCATCTGATACGGGCGATTGGATGAAAGACGTGCAGGGCACTAATGATACTGGCTTTGTATTTAAGGCTGGTGGCGGATCGTCCACTACGAGTTTTTGTGATAACGGTAATCTCTATGATGGGTGTGTTGCGAAGTTTGGCGGCCATTATGGTAATGGGGATTATGCGGGTGTTTGTTATCTTTATGTGAGCCATACGGCGGGTAATTCTTATGCTAACGTTGGCGGTCGCGTCATGTTCCTTGCTCCTAATTCTTGAGGAGCAAAGGGCGGCATGATGTGATAAGCGGCGGCAAGGGATAACCTGAGGCGGCAAGCACAGAAACAATACTACAATTAAATACTGGGCAATGAGGATAGACCTGTGTACGCATTGGAAAACACTTAACACTAAGCTCGTGTGCATTACTCTATTGCTTATAAAAAAGCAAAATTTTTGTGATAACAGTAATCTCTATGATGGGTGTGTTACGAAATTTGGCGGCAATTATAGTAATGGGGATAATGCAGGTGTTTGTTATCTTAATGTGAACAATACGGCGAGTAATTCTAATGCTAACATTGGCGGTCACGTTATATTCCTATACTTTTTTGTATCGTAAAATGCTCATTGCCCTACCTCTCCTACATGAGTAGGCACTAGATCCCTCATGGCGTAAGCTGTGGGGGATTTTTGGTGGGTAAAACTTAGTAGCAGGGCTGAGAGGCTCTGTTACGATCCATGAAATGTGTTAGTATCGCTGGAAACAGCGTTGAAAACTCAAATTAAAGGAACAGGATAATTATGAAACGATTTGGATATATTTATGAGAAAATCTGTGATTTAGATAATCTCAGGGATGCTCATAAGCACGCAAGAAAAGACAAGCTTTATTATAGGGAGGTGAAAATGATTGATAAAAATCCTGATTTTTACCTAAAGCAGATACAAGAGATGCTGATAAATGAAACTTATGAGGTGAGCCCTTATACAGTTTCTATTATCAATGACAAGGGAAAAGATAGAGAGCTGAGGAAACTCCCCTACTATCCTGATAGGATCATTCAGTGGGCAATCATGCTCCAGATTGAAAAGATTTTTATGGATGTGTTTATCAGTAGCACTTGTGCCTCTTTAGCGGGGAGGGGTATTCATACCGCCTCTAAGAAGATCAGGAGATACCTTAAGGAAGATCCAGAGGGTACTAGGTATTGCTATAAGATTGATGTAAAGCATTTTTATCCTAGTATCAATCATGCAATGCTTAAAAAGCTTCTTAGGAAAAAGTTTAAGGATACTAAGCTTTTAAGGTTGCTGGATAAAATCATTGATAGCTCAGGAGGAGAGGTAGGTATCCCTATCGGATCTTACCTCTCTCAGTATCTAGCAAACTTTTACCTTGCTTACTTCGATCACTGGATTAAGGAGGAGCTGGGGGTAAAGTACTATGTGAGGTACATGGATGATATTGTAATACTTCATAACTCAAAAGAGTATCTCCATGCGCTACACTTCAAAATCAGGGAGTATTTAGGCAGTAACCTCCAGCTATCTATAAAGGATAATTGGCAAGTATTCCCTACAGCGGTGAGAGGAATAGATTTTGTGGGATATAGGCACTTTTACGGTTATCATCTATTGAGAAAAACTACCTATAAGCGGTTTAGAAAGAAAATGCTTAAGATTAGGCGTAAGCAGGAAAAGAAAAAGCCTGTAAACCGTAAAGATTGGAGTAGTTTTAATAGCTACAAGGGGTGGTTGCTATGGTGTAACAGCTATAACCTCATAAGACGGTATTTAGAGCCTATTAGGGTGTGGGTGGGAATTTATTACAGTGAGAATATCAAAAAAGTTAAGGAGGTAGCGGCATGAAAGTATTTGAAAGAGTTACAGGCAGTGAGGCTCAGGCAAAACCTCTTATAGTAGGTAAAACTACTGTATATGTGCATGAGGATATTACCCCTGTTACTGAGCCTGATCCCATTACTGGGGAAGTGCCTAAGGGTATGTACACTTACAAAGAGATCCAGTATGAAAAGGATGAGTACATTAAGCTCATGGCTGATAAAAATGCGGTTCTTGAAAAACAGGCTACAGATATTCAGATGGCTCTAACTGAGGTATATGAGATGATGCTGTAAAGTAGAAAGGAGCGGTACTATGGCTAAGATTTATTACGAGCTTATCAAAAAGGGCTTAAAAACTCTGGAGGATGTACCAGAGCGGCTTAGGGTGGAGGTTGAAAAGCTCTTAGAGAGTGGAGAGTGATTGATATGCTTATCAATCTTATCCTAAAAATATTTTTCAGAAAGGAGTTAGGTAAAATGGCTGTAATCTATGCTACTCTTATTGTTAAGGGTAAAAAGGCAATCACTGATGTACCAGCGGTGATTAAGGCTCAGGTTAAGCAGATTTTGATTGATCTGGAAGTGCCTGAGTTGGCAAACGAGGAGTAAAAGGGGGCTAAAAGCCCTCTTTTACTAATTTCTGAGAAAGGAGGATAGCCAGTGTATGATTGATCCAGAAATCGCAGAAAGGCTAGTAAAGGTAGAGGAAAGAGCAAAAAGCAATACTCATCAGATAGAGGAGCTAAAACCTGTAGTAAATGAGATACATACAATCTCTAAAACAATGGTAGAGCTCATGGGTGAGTGTAGGCGCACTAATGAGAATGTTGATGAGATTAAGCAGGATGTATCTAAGCTAAATGACAAAGTGGAGAACATTGAGAAAGAGCCCGCTAAGGAGTGGAGCTCAATGAAAAGGACGGTATTTAACACTCTGGTAGGTGCTATGGCGGGTGCTCTGGCTACTGGATTACTGGCTCTCCTAGCTCAGTACCTCCACTAATATTAAGGAGGTAGTGGTATGGTGAGGAAAAGAAAAAGGAGGCGATCCAGTTTATCTACCAGAAAATCTAAGCGAAAGCTGGAGTTTTCTAAGGTTATTGTGGTTCTTACAGCGGTACTTTTTATTTTGGCTTTGCTGGATATAAGGTGTGGAGTAAGAGAGGGGCTTGATGTAAGCGGCTATGCTACTCAGCTCATAGTAACTACTGGGGGTATTTTTGGAGCCTCTATAATTTTTTATCTCAATAAATCCAAAATTGAAAACCTCTCTAAAGGAAAAATCAGGTTTTTACTACTCAGGCTGAGGCTGGAGCTAAAGCTTAAAGATAAGATACCTGAGGAAAGTTACCAGATTATCTTAGATGAGTTAAGTAAGCTGGATGCCATGCTTGATAATAAGCTGGATGGTACTTTAGAGGAGGCTATTCAACATGAGATAGATGTACAAAACTATTAAGGAGGGTAATGTTATGACTTTGGCGCTGTTTGTAACTCTTGTTTCTCTCTTTGCGGTTGCAGTATCCCTCATTACTGAGGCTGTAAAGAAGTTTTTGCAAGGGGCGAGGGTAAAGTACTCCGCTAATATCGTGGTACTTATTTTATCTATAGTTGTGGCTGTGGGAGGTACAGCTCTGGTATATCTGTTTATGGGTATTCCATATACCACTCCTAATATCGTATGTATGGCACTTATGGCTGTGGCAGTCTGGGTAGGATCTATGGTGGGCTATGACAAAGTGATCCAGATGCTAGAACAGCTAAAATCATTAAAACTTAAGTAATGTGTGTGGGAGAGCTGTAAAGGGCTCTCCCCTTTTCAAAGGAGGTTATCAAAATGACAGAAAAGCAGGATAAGAGAGAGCTTGCTGAGGAAGTAGAAAAGCTGGATCTTGAAAAAGGTGAGGAGATCACTGATGAAACTCTCCTTAACCTGAGTGATAATAAGGGGAGGGATGAGTAATGGCTTACACAAATAGCCCTTTAGTATCTTACACAAAGATTAGCCCTAACCGCACAAAAAATAGAAATCATGCCATAGATACGATTACTATTCATTGTGTAGTAGGGCAGTGCTCAGTACAAACGCTGGGCAATATCTTTGCTCCTACTTCTAGGGGAGCCTCCTCAAATTATGGGGTAGGCTATGATGGCAAGATTGGTATGTATGTAGAAGAAAAGGATAGATCATGGTGCTCCTCCAGTAGTGTAAATGATAATAGGGCGGTTACTATTGAGGTTGCCAGTGATACCTCTGAGCCTTATGCGGTAAATCAAAAAGCTTATGCCTCCTTGCTTAATCTGGTAACGGATATTTGCAAAAGAAACGGAATTAAAAAGCTGATATGGAGCAAAAACAAGAATGAGCGGGTAAACCACTTGAACGGTTGTAATATGACTGTACACAGAGATTACGCTAACAAGAGTTGTCCAGGCACTTATCTCTATAATAAACATGGAGAGATTGCCGCTGAGGTTAATAAGAGGCTTGGCGCAAATGCTACTACTCCACAAGCTCCCTCTGCTAATCTTAAGTTTAAGGCTGGGGATATTGTGCAGTTTGCAGGAGGCAAGCATTATAAGAGTGTGGATGCCTCCAGCGGTAGCACTGTAAAGGCTAGCAAGGCTAAGATCACTCAGGTAGCCAGCGGTAAACATCCCTATCATTGTAGGGCTGTAAATGAGGCTGGAGCTTTTGTGAGCGGCGTTTATGGCTGGGTAGATGAAAATACCCTTACAGCTATTTCAAACGTCTCTAAGCCAGCTACAGGCTCTACAGGGCTTAAGATAGGGGATCAAGTAATGTTTACAGGTTGCCTCCACTACACAAGCTCCTATAAAACCGCTACAGCTCATGCTTGTAAGGCTGGGCTTGCTAAAATCACTAAGATCTCTGCTAAAAATCCTCATCCTTATCATTTGCAAGCGGTAGCGGGTAAGGGATCTACAGTGTATGGCTGGGTAGGTGCTAAGGATATTCAGGCTACAGCAAATACTTACACTGTAAAGAGTGGAGATACCCTTAGTGGCATTGCTAAGAAATATGGTACTACTGTAGCTAAGCTGGTAGAGCTAAATGGTATCAAAAATGCTAATCTGATCTATAAAGGTCAGTTAATCAAGCTGCCTTAATAGGCTCTCCTATTTTCTTGTGGGGTACAGGCTCTCTATTGTGAGGGCGTGTACCCCATTTTTTTTGTTTTTCAGTTGCTATTTTTATATAAGAGATATATAATAGATACAAACGGCTAGAAAGCCCTTAGAGAGCTTTTAAGGGTTGAGGGTAGAGAGTTATACCCCTGAGCGATTAAAGCGGCTCAGAGGGGCAAGAGCGGGGCTCAGGCGGGGCAAAAAAATAAACTAAAGGAGTGTATAGGATGGCTTACAGGAAAGAGCAGGATACCATAGGATTAAGAGCGGCGTTTTATGCCAGAGTATCTACAGCGGAGGAGGAACAGCTTAACGCTATAGAGCTCCAGATTGAGGAGAACAGAAACGCTATAGAGCGGCATAAGTGGAAAAAGGTAGATGAGTATATTGATCGGAGCAAGTCTGGTACTATGGTAAAGGGCAGAGATGAGTACCAAAGGCTTTTTGATGATCTTTACTCTGATAAGTTTGATGTGGTGGTAATCAAAGATCAGGAGCGGCTCATGAGAAATACTCTTGATTGGTATTTATTCATAAATCGCTTAGTATCTACAGGTAAGATCCTTTATATGTACATGGAGGATAGGTTTTACTCTCCTGATGATGCCTTAATTACAGGAATAAAGGCGATTATAGCAGAGGAGTTTAGTAGAAATCTCTCTAAAAAGCTCCGCAATTATCACGCTGGGAGAGTGGCTAAGGCAAGAGAGGGAAAAGAGATAGATTTACAGGGTAGCGGTAATGTTTTTGGCTGGGATAAAAAAGAGGGTAGGTATATTCTTAATCCAGAGCAAGCAAAAATAAGGCGGCTCATGTGTGAAGGGATCATGGCTAGAAAAGGCTCTACTCAGATTGCTAAGGAGCTAAATGATGCAGGATACAGAAACACAGTAGGTAAGAAGTGGAAACCTATGGATATTCCTAAGTTTGTGTATGACTGCAAAAATGTTGGCACTATGATAATCAACAAAGAGAGGCATGATTTTGAGAGCAAGAAAACTATCAAGCTCCCTGAGAGTGAGTGGGTGTATGTTAAAAATGCCTTGCCGCCTATAGTCACTGAGGAGGAGTGGGCTTTAATTTGTAAAATCCATGAGGAGAGAGTGATAGCTACAGGCTGTAACAAGCGGGGTAAGAAAACTACAGGATTTTCTTTCAGTGGTAAGATCTATTGTGGACTGTGTGATGCGCCATACTGGAGAAAACAGAGAGTATCTAAAGAGGAATACTGGGTATGCAGTACTAAGCAAACTAAAGGCAGAAAAACAAGGGCTAGAGATGCTGTAGGCGGGAAAGCTGGGGAGTTTAATGCTGAGGGCTGTGATAATGAAAATATCTCTTATGGTGCGCTCATGGCTATTATGGAGCTTGTTTCAGAGCGGCTAAAGGCAGATACAGGGGTTATTAAAGAATTTATGATAGAAAGGCTTAACGGCTACAAAAAACGCATTACAGAGGCTAACAGAGGGGCTACAGAGGCAGATTTACAAAGAGAGCTTGATAGAAAAGATAGGCTCTTAGATGCTTACCTAGATCATATCCTCACAAAAGAGGAGTATCAAAGAAAAGCCCTAGCTTTAGATGAGAAAATCATGGAGCTCAAAAGAGAAGTAACTGCTAATAGGGGTAATCTGGAGGATTTGAATGAGATAGATAGGGTACTGGCAAATATTGATGCAGAGGTAGCAAAATACTTAGATGATAATAGCCAGCTCAAAGTAGAGTACCTTTTAGAGCATTTGGAGAAAGTGGTTATCTATCCTGATAAGGCGGTTGTTATAATACCGATATTGTGTGAGGGGTTTGTGGTAGATAAAGCTCAGTATGTATCTAGGGAGAAACGGCGCCGGTAA